GATGACCGTTTGGGCTACTTCGTTAATCACGATATGGCGGGGGATGAGGTGCCGGTTCATGCGGATATCCCAAAACAGGAGGGGATTTTCCTGGATGATACCGACCCCATATCCTCCCCGATGAAGGCCAAAGGTGTCGGTGAGCTGGGCCTGTGCGGCGTGAGCGCGGCTATCGCCAACGCGGTGTATAACGCCACCGGTATTCGGGTACGGGATTATCCCATCACTCTGGATAAGCTGCTCGATAAGCTGCCGGATGTGGTTTAAGGAGGAACAATGTCATACCCGCTTTTTGACAAAGACGAACACTGGCATAAGCCAGAGCAGGCGTTTCTCACCGATGACCACCGGACCATTCTGCGCTTCGCCGTAGAGGCGCTAATGTCCGGTAAAGGAGCGGTGCTGGTGACGCTGGTGGAGATACGCGGCGGCGCGGCGCGCCCGCTCGGGGCGCAGATGGTGGTGCGCGAAGATGGTCGTTACTGCGGTTTTGTCTCTGGCGGCTGCGTGGAGGCCGCTGCCGCTTTTGAAGCGCTGGAGATGATGGGCTCAGGCCGCGATCGCGAAATTCGCTATGGCGAAGGTTCGCCGTGGTTTGACATCGTTCTGCCCTGCGGCGGTGGGATCACGCTGACGCTCCATAAACTACGCTCGGCACAGCCTCTGCTCGCCGTGCTGAACCGCCTGGAACAGAGAAAACCGGTGGGGCTGCGCTACGATCCGCAAGCACAATCGCTGGTGTGCCTGCCCACGCAAACCCGGACGGGCTGGAATCTCAATGGCTTTGAGGTGGGGTTCAGGCCATGCGTCAGGCTGATGATTTACGGACGTTCTCTTGAGGCGCAGGCAACCGCGAGTCTTGCAGCAGCCACAGGCTATGACAGCCATATCTTCGATCTTTTTCCGGCCTCAGCCAGCGCTCAGATCGATACCGATACGGCGGTCATTTTGCTGTGCCATGATCTCAACCGGGAGCTGCCAGTGTTGCAGGCCGCGCGAGAAGCAAAACCCTTTTATCTCGGCGCATTGGGCAGCTATCGAACCCACACGTTACGTCTGCAAAAGCTCCACGAGCTGGGATGGTCCAGGGAGGAAACAACGCAAATCCGGGCACCCGTCGGGATATTCCCCAAAGCCCGGGATGCGCATACTCTGGCACTCTCCGTGCTGGCAGAAGTCGCCTCTGTACGTCTCCATCAGGAGGAGGATTCATGCCTGCCCCCGTCGTCCTGATCCTTGCGGCCGGGCGTGGAGAGCGCTTTCTCGCCTCCGGGGGAAATACCCATAAGTGTATCGGCTGGCGTCAGTCCCCGGAGGTTGCGCCTTATCGCTGGCCATTTGAAGAAAACGGGAGAACTTTCGACCTTGCGATTGAACCGCAGATTACGACTAATGATCTGCGTCTGATGTTGAGGCTGGCTCTTGCCGGCGGAGGAATAACAATTGCCACTCAGGAAACTTTCAGGCCATATATTGAAAGCGGTAAGCTTGTATCGCTGCTTGATGACTTTCTTCCACAATTTCCGGGCTTCTATCTGTATTTCCCACAGCGTCGCAATATTGCACCAAAGCTCCGCGCCCTGATTGACTACGTCAAAGAATGGCGGCAGCAATTGGCTTAAATGTCTGCACCTGCACTGCCTGATGTCAGAACAGTATTTTGATGAATTGCCAAGGTTACAATGGCACAAATACGGCACAGGAGGAAACGTGGTGTATTTAAATATGGGGTAACTCTTTGATTTTAATGGTGCCGATAATAGGAGTCGAACCTACGACCTTCGCATTACGAATTATAAGAATCCACTTCTAATTCAAAGCATTACCCCATCAACACTGCGCTCACACGTCCCACCACATCAAAACATGTAAAGCCTTGCAAGCCATTGTGAGGCCTTATGTGTCTCAGTTTTGTCCCACCTTGTATTACGACTTGCATAGCCAATGAAGATCAACGTGACGACAAACGGCGCAGCAGTCTTCTTTTCCTTCATACTTTCCCCAATCAGCATACATACTTTCTACCATAACTGTAGTGAATGTCTGTTATGAGCGAGCAAAAGAGATTCAATTACCGGGGAATTACTCCGACATAAGCTCTCCCAGAAACACCGGAACAGCGATTCGCATATTCTCTTCTATACTTTCAGTCTGACCGGCTGGAGATTTCATAGCAAGAAAATGGATGCGCCAAGACCTATGCGGGAAAGAGGCTGAGGAAATAATTGCCGATAGCACTGTGCCCGCCGAAAAGTTATCTGGCACGCAATGACGCGCGTCCTTGGGGCATCAGGAATCAGAGAGCCAACTTAACAACCCATTATATATTATTTAACCGGACCGTTACATGTACAAAGTTCAATGATTAGTGATTCTGTGACGCCACATACAACCTAAGCCCCTGATATAAAACCAGTCTATGCAACACCTAAAAATCATATATGATAGGGTGATAAGTCAACGCGCAGTATAAAAATCAAGCTAAAAAATGCTTTCAGCATAGTGAATCTATTTCACACTACATAATTAAGGATGAAAAAATGACTGCACCAGTAATTAGTTTTATCAATATGAAAGGTGGGGTTGGTAAAACAACTTTATGCGTTGGGATTGCTGAGTTTTTAGCCAACCATATGGGGCGCAAGGTTCTAGTTATCGATATTGATCCTCAATTTAATGCCACTCAGTCCTTAATGGGGCATTATGATCGAGTAGAAGAATATATGACTGCCCTTCGCCCTAATAATCAAACCATTCGAAAGATTTTTGAGCTTCCAAATTCATTAATGGAAGATGAAAAGAAAGTGACACCAGAACAGGTCATTACTAAAGTTTCAGACAATCTTGATATTATCTTAGGTGATATAAACATTATCTTTGATACTAACCAAGAGGGTATTAGAATAAAAATGTTGCGTAAATTCATCACCGAAAATGACTTAAAAGAAAGTTACGACTATATCTTTATCGATAGCCCCCCAACAATCTCATTATTTACAGATACCGCACTCCTTGCTTCTGATTATTATCTTACTCCGGTTAAAATTGATCACTACTCGGTGCTTGGAGCAAGCAGTTTAAATAGCGTTATAAGAAATATGCGCACACATCATGAGAAAGAAATCAAGCAAGTCGGTTACATTTATACAAACACTGATGCTGAAATGACCAATAAAACAAGGGAAATTAAAGAGCAATTCGAAAACCATACTCAATTTACAAATTTTTATTTCTTTGAAAATCAATTAACCTACGTGCGTGATTTAATGGTAGGTTATCAAGGGAATATTCCTTCTTGTTATTCAAAGTCACGCCAAGATATAGAAAAGATCTGTAACGAATTTATTAACAGAGTGGCTCACTTGGAAGGTAACACAAATGAATAAACAATTAATTAAAGCGCTCAATAAAGCTAACAATATGCCCATGACCAAAGAAAACTTCTTAGGCTTGGTAATTATGTTGATTCTTTCAAAAGAGGTTTTTAGATCAAATTTTGATGTTAGTAAATTTATTAACAAAACCTTCAAAATATCTTTTTTGAATTATGCTGTACGGTCAAGAACTTTGATGTGCGCTAAAATTTGCAAACATATTAATGAATTAAGTGAGAATGACATAAAGATGGCTTATACGCATTTCTTAAACAACATTAACACATTAGACATTATTTTTAATGATGCAAATAAAACAAGCCAAAAATCCACATCTAAAAGCAAGCATGCTATAAGGAATTTAAATATTTGGATTAATGCAAATAAAAAGGAAGAAGAATAATGCTCACGCAGGATCCCTTCAACATTGGAAGAGATGTAAATTATTTTAGAGCGGAGGTGCAAAAGCACCTCAGAACCACTGATGAAATAAACAAATCAGTATCAATATTTAGGCAAATAAGTCTTTGTAATACAATTTTAAGTCACAATCCTAATCTAAATCACTCTTCTTATATAAAAGGTTTTATATATGATACCTTAAACTCCTTAATTGCCATTATAAAAAAAAGAGAACGGTATCTCCAACTGAACTTCCGCTCAATGGTGGAGCATGTGGCCAGAATAAGCCTCAATAAGAACTACAATGGTGGGGATTTTGACCAAACTGTACGTCGTAGAGACTTTGACTTCTTAAAAGCCCAACAAGTCGATGAAGGCTGGTCTTATTTACATAATGTCTATATCAACGCCTGTTATTATGTTCACTCCTCCCCCCAAGCGAACCTAAATGTTACATCAACATTTATATCACTTATGGAGGGAGATTGTAATTCAACACAGCATAAAATGGTGAAAAAACTTCATGAGGTAGTATCGGCGCTGATGAGAATCATTATAAAGTATTATCATCAGCATATCTCAAACATTTTCTTTAGAAACAAAAAGGATTTAGAGAAAATAATGGGAAAAAGCCTTTATTCATATTATACCAGCTTAGACAATTAATTCTCTCATATTCATTGCGTAGAGCATAAATATCTATCTAACCACCTAAAATGCCAGAAAATCTAGTTGTATACCGGTGCGAAAATATCTCGCGTTTCATCTGCCACTGCTGCTGAATGCCCTGCCCAGCGAAACAGAGTGTTTCCTTCCCGTCTTTTGCGTTGAGGTGCTCCAGCACGCTCATTAACTTTTCGCTCCCAGGACCCAGCGCGTTATCGTCGAATAGGTTAGGGCATGCTCTGACTGAAGAAGTCCCCCAGCATTACCCCGGCTTTCTGATATCGGTGTCCGTCTTTCCATATTGCATCCAGACTCCCCGTTGCTACTGCAATGATATCCCGACTGTCCTGTGTCGGGATGAGCAGCTTCACCGACGCGTTGTTACAGTAGTACGACTCGTTCAACGCAAAGGGTATCGTGTAAAACCGATGATGACACTGCCGGCAATCAGCACTGACGTCAGCAAACGTGAGAAAGAACAGATAAGCCGAACGATTTAGGAAATGTTTGAAGAGACTGATATGTGGATGGTTTCAGTTTAAACGCCTTGAACCGTCATATTACCTAAGTACAATCCGCTGTGACTGGCAATCATTCAATACTTGCACTATCAAAAGTGCATCAGCCAACCGCAGCACGTCTTGCATACGACCTGTCTGCGGTTTCAATCACCTCTCACCACCAGTCCCATCAATAATAATTAAACAGCGCCTAAACAAAATAAATAACAACAAGTCAACAACCTCGACAGGATGCCGATGGGATGATGAAGAGATAAGAAAGAATAACTAGTAAAGCCCTAAAACGTCAGCGTTCAGACGCGTTTTTTACTTAACCGGTAACAAATACGTTGTATCATAGCAACATAAAATGATTGTTCTAAATCAGATTAACTCCTCACTTTTGTACAATGTCGCTTACAGGTATACCATGAAATCCGAGACGCTAACTGTCCAACAACTTTTTCAAGACCGCCGACAATACTGTGTTCCATTCTATCAACGTGCCTATGTATGGACTCAGCGAAACCAATGGTCAGCTCTACTGGAGGATATCCTAGAGAAAGCACAATCCCGGCTCTCGGGTACAAAACCAACTCCCCATTTCCTTGGTGCAGTTGTACTGGAACCTCAACCAAAAAAAGGATTATTCGGTGTAGATTCCATACATATTATTGATGGTCAGCAACGATTGACCACTCTTCAATATGTTCTGGCATCCATCCGATTAGCATTACGTGCAACAGATCTTTCCAACTTAGAGCCTCTCATTTCGTCTTGCCTGAAAAACTCAAACGAAGACACAATGCGAAATAAAGAAGTAGAGCGCTTCAAACTGTGGCCAACTTTTCGGGATCAAACTCATTTTATTCAAAGTTTTAATGTTGAAAATATTGACGATATCCGGAATGTATTCTCTGATAGTTTCACGCAGCATGGTACGTTGCGTAAGCATTTTAATCACCCGCCATCACTAGAAGCATTATGTTTTTTTACTGAAGCCTTTATAAAGTGGATTAAAATAGAAAATCACTCACCACGAGAAAATGCTGTAGCATTAATTGAGGCTGTCTTGACGGATCTGAAACTAGTAAGCATATTTCTCGAGGCTGAAGATGACGCTCAAATAATTTTTGAAACATTAAATGGCAGAGGTGCGGAACTTCATGCCACAGATCTTATTCGCAATTATATTTTTATGTGCGCTGAACATGAAAATATTAATGCTGTTGAATTATATGAGAATGAGTGGAAGATCTTTGAAGATACGTACTGGTCAGAAAGACAACGTCGTGGTCGTATTAATAAACCACGCATGGAGTGGCTAGTGCATGCAACATTGCAATCAGAAAGGCAACGTGAAATCGATCTGTCTCGTCTTTACAATGAGTATCGTGATTATGTAAGTAAGGACTTGCCTTCACAACGAGCAGATCTGCAAGTAAAGCGCCTCAAACAATATGCATCACAATATAAAGAATTGGTTGGTGGTTTTGGCACAACCCCCATCTCACACTTTGGACATCGCATCGCAGCCTATGATGTGACGACACTTTATCCGCTTGCTTTGTTCATTTCGATAGCTAACATCGCCGATGATGAGAAAGCAGCCATGTATAATGATCTTGTCTCCTACGTAGTACGAAGAGCCGTATGTGGCCTGACGCCAAAGAATTACAACAATGTATTTATGAATGTATTGCGGCACTTGTCTAAAACAGAAATTTCCAGTGTTGAGTTACGTAATATCCTCAATAGCTTAAATGGCGAAGCCTCACGTTGGCCTGGGGACTCAGAATTTCTCAACGCTTGCATCAATGCTCCACTTTATCCTGGCAGGCTCGACGCACCGAAAATGCGCTCAATGTTAACGGAACTTGAAAGAGAACTTTGTCGCCAAGTGAAGACAGAGAAGCCTGATGTTCCAAATCTTTCTAACCTCGATATCGATCATCTTATGCCTCAAAGTTGGTATTCCTGTTGGCCTCTCGAAAATGGTCATATGGTGACAAATTCAGATGCTACGGTATTGAACCAAATTGTTCTGTCTGGAACCGATCTTACCCCAGAACAGCTACTGGTAAGGAAACGGCAACAAGCGATAGCTACGTTGGGAAATCTAACTTTGCTTAACCTTAGCGTAAACCGTTCTGTTCAGAATGCTGTATTTCTGAAAAAACGTGATGCTCTCATCGTCCACACCAATCTACGACTGAACATTCCACTTATAGTTAAGGATAAATGGGATGAGGATGAAATCCTGGAGCGGGGTAAAATGTTGGGGGAAATTGCATTGAAAGTATGGCCAAAACACGATTAATGCAATTAATAAAATGATTATAGCGGCCTTACATTAGTAAGGCCGCTACTCACTATTAAATCCTTTAATTTGCAACAAGAACAGCAGTGTCAGCCCTAGGTTTCGGACTTTGTACCGCTTATCTTGTCTTCAAAAATCAGCTCGCATCCTGCACAGCTCAACGCATTACGTTGTAGATCGGTGTTCTGGTCATTTGTTGATACGCGTACATAGCCAATAAGCATGGTAGATCCCCCTGACAAAAGCAGGAATGATGCCATTTGCTCGTTATTTCTGCATTTTCATAAACGTTGGTTTGGGAGAAGGTGCTCCAGCTATTGGCGTTCCGTTCTTCTGGCCGTCCGCCGCAATGCCAAATACTGTAATCGACAGTTGGTCCAGTATGGTGTTTTTGAAGTTCAACGGCGCGAAATTCTCTGCCACTGATTACCCTGTGCTGGCGAAAGTGTTTCCGGCGCTAGCATTACCTGACGCACGGGGTGATTTCATTCGTATCTGGGATGATGGGCGCGGGATTGATGTCGGACGTACCCTACTTTCAGGGCAATCACACACAATTATGGATCATGCACACAATATGGAATTGTGGACGGGGGACGGGCTTGCCGCAGGAAGTGCACGGGAAGGAGTAAACCCAGGAATACTGGCTACATACGGTGACGGGGGAATAGTTAAAACGGACGAACCCGGTCTTAAGGTGCCTTCCTCACTACGAGCTCTTAGCTCTCGTAGTGTTAAACGTTATGGTGAAATTAGTGGAAATGTAGATACAGAAACCCGTCCACGAAATATTGCATTTAACTTTCTGGTGAGGGCTAAATAATGATACCTGTTTTTGATGAAAATGGGCTGGCTACAGTGCCGGGCGATATGCGTTGTTTTTATTATAATGCAGTATCCCCTTCACAACGGTGAGCCACACGCCCACTCTGACGTAACTTGCTTGCTGACTGCTGAACGCGCTGCCGCGAGTAACCAGCAAAAGCATCCGCAATGTCTCCGGAAGTACACCCCGGATTGGCTTCAATGAATTTCTGAACGTCATTTAACAGACTCATGATCACCCCCTGAATCCTGCCGGGATCTGGCTGTAGTCCACGTTGTCGTAACTGGCTTTGAAGTACGGGTCTTCACGTTTTTCTGTGTGCGTGCTGACGGACGGCGATAAGCGCAGGGAAAGCTCATCCCATTTTTCCCGCAACTTCGACGGGCTGAGCACGTTACGGCACCAGAACGGATCGCGGCTGACGCGGCTGTACATCTCGCAGATTTGTTTGTGAGTACGACCATCCTGCACACACATCAGGCGAATTTCGTTTGCCCAGGCTGTCCAGTTAGGTTCTTTGGGACGAACCACCTCGCCGTCACATTCGGCGGCCTGCTCGTACAGGGCGATGATTTTTTTCCAGAGCCACTGTGCGCAGGTCAAATCATCCTGCGTTCCCCACTGGCGCTTTTTAGAGCTGAATACAACCGCATCAGGATGACGAGTTAAAAAATCCTGTTCATCCTTCTTCATGTCCGGTTGCGAAGCGTCCGGACGAGAAGTTTTTTTATCTGACGGATCATGTTTTGATTTTACTGACGGATCCCCGCCAGATTCTGACGGGTGAAAACCCGCTTTTTTGCCAGATTTCGACGCATCAAATTTTGACGGGTCAGATTTTGATGCGTCAGATTTTGACGGGTCAGAATCTGACAGTTGAGAAAATGCCGCTGCCTGAAGCTTCGCAACGTTAAGCTGATAAACATTCGACGCATTGCGGTTACCCTGGCGACGCGCCTTACGCGTTAACCAGCCTTCTGCTTCCAGCCGTGCGATAGCCGTTCTGACGGTACTCATCCCCGCGCCAATCTGGCGGGCAATGGTTTCAATTGATGGCCAGCACACACCTTCGTCATTACTGAAATCAGCCAGGCGGGCCATAATTGCCACGCTGGATAACTTCATGCCTGACGCAGCGCAACCATCCCATACATAGCCGGTTAATTTAGTGCTCATGACCGACCTCTATTTCCCTGAATTTACGACGAAACTGTTCGAGCGGGCTGAAGCACTCATGCTCATAGCCTTCGCGGAGGTAGATAACCCGTTGTGTTTCCGGCTCCCAACGAATGACTCTGACGGGTACTCCGTAGTGATCTTTGAACCAGCGGTTAACTTGTCGCAAAGGACTGTCTCCTTCTGCCGGTTGAAATCACCCACAGCCCACTCTGCAAAGCTGTGGGTTACAATTTCCCTGTCACCTGGTACATTCACTGCATAGCAATATTCCACCTTCGCTTTTCCACCCGGTACAGGAAGCGCAATCAGTTGCGAGCGACGGTAGTGTGTTGTTAAACTGTTCATGCGTTAGTTTCTCCACAACCAGAAGCAATCGACGCCACGACGCCCGGAGCTGCACACTCGCGGGCGTCATTACTTTCTGAAATGCAAAAAATTTTGTAAACAAGTGCTGCATGCTCCTGCAGCTTCGAAATTGAGAGATACAGCTCGTCGTTAATTGCTGTCTTCTCATGCGGTTCCACTACACCGTCTTCGATTGCTGAACGAATCTGTTTTGAATAACTGCCGATCTGTTCAATGACTTCCAGCAGACGCTGGTTAATATCGGCGTTGTCCACATCCTCGACGTCAGGAAGAGACACAAAGACGCCATTTGCAGACTGCGCCACAGCATCAGCAATGAAGTGAGTGCCACCAGCACGCTGTAAAACCATTGCCCATCCCAGCGGGAAAATCTGATCGCCATCTGCACGAAGGCGGTTGAATAAAGCGTTTTCTGTTACATCGAGCCAGTCAGCCGCTTCAGCGTAACCACCCGGCAACGCCGCGATAGTTTTTCTGACAGCTTTCACGTACCACTCAGGCTGTTTTTCTATTTTCCAGTGATGCTTACCCACGATTAGCCTCATCGTTCTGTGGTTAAAAATTGAAAGTGTTCTGCTAATCTTTCGGATAGATATCCGGTCTTAAGTCAGATTTCGTAATTGCACCTGACGTGCATTGCTCAAGTTTTTTAGCCAGCACAAAACTGGCTTTTTTATAGCCATTGAAAACCAGCCGTAAGTAGCCAGGTGTTGAGCCAACTTTTCCGGCCAACTCGCCCTGCTGTTCTTTGGTTAAAGAGTCCCAATACGATTTCATACGATATGTACCTCCGGTGTACATATTACATGATTGAAATGAACCTTCAAGATACTTGTACCTTAACGGTACAAGGGTTTTAATTTCGTTATGAAAACAATCCATGACATCCGGCGGTCTAACGCCAGAAAACTGAGAGATGGTGTTGGCGGGAATTCTTCCTTTGCCACTATGATTGATCGCGAGCCAACCCAGACCAGCAGGTTTATGGGAGATGGTGCTACTAAAAATATCGGTGACAGCATGGCACGACACATCGAAAAATGTTTCGACCTGCCTGTCGGATGGCTCGATCAAGAACACCAGACAACGAACATCACAAAAAAACCTGATGTTTCAATCACTAATAAACAAATCACATTAGTCCCTGTCATATCATGGGTACAGGCCGGAGCATGGAAAGAAGTTGGATATTCTGAGGTTGATTTGAGCACAGCAGAAACGTATCCCTGCCCTGTACCCTGTGGGGAAATGACTTATATCTTGCGGGTGATAGGTGATTCAATGATTGATGAGTACCGCCCGGGAGACATGATTTTTGTCGATCCTGAAGTACCTGCCTGCCACGGTGACGACGTTATTGCATTGATGCACGATACAGGTGAAACCACCTTCAAAAGGTTGATAGAAGATGGGACACAGCGTTATCTCAAAGCGTTAAACCCAAACTGGCCTGAGCCTTACATTAAGATCAACGGTAATTGCTCTATAATTGGAACTGTGATTTTCTCAGGAAAACCAAGAAGATACAAAATCAAAGCCTAATCAATGTTTATGAACCTGCTTCGGCAGGTTTTTTTATACTTGACAATGTACCCTTGAGATACATAATGTACCCAAGAGAAACAACAAACAGGCAGAACGCCCACGAAGTAGCCGCCTGGGGCATATGAAGTCCAGGATGATTCGTTAGCAACAAAAAAGCGCCCTACAGGACGCTTAGCTCTTTAACAATCTGGTCCCCATCAACAAGTAACTGATAACTTGAGGAGGTGTGAAATGCACAAAACAGAACCCAAAATCGTCGCGCCCGGATACACAAATGAGGAAATTTACGAGTGGATGGCAAAGAAGCTGGCAGCTATAAACCAGCTTCGTGAAGTGCTGTCTTATCGACAGGAAATAATAGACTCCTTAAAAAAACTGGATCAGGAAATCACGGTTTTATCACAGGATGTTACTTTAGATATTGTGCAGACAAATTAGGATCCCATTCATTTTCGTCAAAATCATCAAAGTGATGAATTTGTGATCTCCAGTCTCGATAATCTAAAAATTTCTGGGCGGTTACGCTTATTTTATCAAGTGTGAGTTCATCCTGAATTGAAAGAAGAAGTTCATCAAATTTCATCTCATTAATCTGTTTTGGCATCCAGTGATGCTTCATCAGAATAAGGTGAACCAGAGCCTTTTTCCCATTCAACTGATTATAGGGAGTGCCGAATTTCTTCCGGTGCTCATGTAAGACAAGGTCCAGAAGAGTAAGTAATGTTGCCCTTGATTCGACTTTGCTTATTTCGACTGATGACACTACCCCACTGATTTCAATGCCCCGATACTTTCCAACATTTTCACAGTGGGATTTGTACAGCGTGTAGATATTACCGGACATTTCTTTTCCTTTTGCGTTGTTGGGGATAACCAGATTAACCGAATCCTTGTTGTTGGGGAATAACCAGGTCCACCTCGCCTGATGTGGCTAAAAGCAGGCACATAACAGCTAAGTATTTTCAACCAGAGAGAATCCTTAGCGTTGTGGTGAATGCGGCTCAGCGCACGCGGGTTAAGGTTGAGGCTGACAGTCGACCTTCTGTGGATACCTACCCGCCTGGTGTGCAACCTTCGCCAGGCACCGGGAGGCACCCGGCACCACAACTTTATGCTGTGTGTAGTCCTGGCGGTACCAGTTTGTACCCTTGCTTCCGGCTGGTACCGTCCTTTTTACAAAACAGAGAAGAGCATCACCGGACGACGGGCTCATAACCCAATCCATCCGGGCGGCTGCCACCGCAGGTGTTCTTCTCTGTTTTGTGGAGAAACTAACCGCCCCTGCGGGGGCATCTATTGAAACGTAATTGACTCAATAATCGCCGGATGGTGAGGGCTTCCTTTTCCCAAAATTCAGCGCGGTGCAGCGCATATAAAGTGGAGAACGAAATGTCATTTATTAAAACTTTTTCCGGGAAGCATTTTTATTATGACAAGATAAATAAAGACGACATCGTTATTAACGATATCGCGGTTTCCCTTTCAAATATCTGCCGCTTTGCCGGTCATCTTTCTCACTTCTACAGCGTCGCCCAACATGCGGTGCTTTGCAGCCAGCTGGTGCCGCAGGAATTTGCTTTTGAAGCTTTAATGCATGATGCAACAGAAGCATATTGCCAGGACATCCCCGCACCACTGAAACGACTTCTTCCTGACTATAAACGGATGGAAGAAAAAATAGACGCCGTAATCCGTGAGAAATACGGGTTACCTCCTGTTATGAGCACGCCAGTGAAATATGCCGATCTCATTATGCTGGCAACCGAACGCCGCGATCTCGGGCTTGATGATGGCTCTTTCTGGCCTGTGCTGGAAGGTATCCCGGCAACAGAGATGTTCAACGTGATTCCACTGGCTCCAGGCCATGCCTACGGGATGTTTATGGAACGCTTTAACGAATTATCGGAGTTACGCAAATGCGCATGAATGTTTTCGAAATGGAAGGGTTTCTTCGTGGGAGATGTGTACCGCGAGATCTGAAAGTGAATGAAACGGATGCTGAATACCTAGTGCGTAAATTCGATGCGCTTGAAGCTAAATGTGCAGCACAGGAAAACAAAGTAATACCAGTGTCAACTGAACTGCCACCAGCAAATGAAAGTGTTTTGTTATTCGATGCTAACGGAGAAGGCTGGCTAATTGGCTGGCGTTCTCTCTGGTACACCTGGGGACAAAAAGAAACCGGAGAATGGCAGTGGACATTTCAGGTCGGGGACCTTGAAAACGTCAATATCACTCACTGGGCAGTAATGCCAAAAGCACCGGAGGCTGGAGCATAATGACCACTTTTACCGACAAAGAACTGATTAAAGAAATTAAAGAGCGTATCAGCAGCCTTGACGTGCGAGACGATATTGAGCGCCGTGCTTATGAAATCGCACTCCTATCTCTGGAAGTAGAACCAGATGAACGCGAAGCTTATGAATTATTCATGGAAAAGCGTTTTGGTGACTTAGTAGATCGTCGGAGAGCAAAAAACGGCGATAACGAATACATGGCATGGAATATGACTCTCGGTTGGATCGTCTGGCAGCAACGAGCTGGTATCCATTTCTCAAAAATCTCACAGCAAGAGGTGAAATAATGGAGCCATACAGCCTCACACTCGATGAGGCCTGTCATTTTCTCAAGATATCCAGACCGACTGCCATTAACTGGATACGCACAGGGCGTCTTCAGGCAACACGCAAAGATCCCACTAAGAATAAATCTCCTTACCTCACAACACGACAAGCCTGCATTGCGGCTCTTCAGTCTCCGCTGCATACTGTCCAGGTGAGCGCGGGTGATGGCATAACAGAGGAAAGAAAATGTCACTCTTCCGCAGAGGTGAAATATGGTACGCCAGTTTCACATTGCCGAACGGTAAAAGATTTAAACAGTCTCTTGGAACAAAGGACAAAAGGCAGGCGACAGAACTCCATGACAAGCTAAAGGCTGAAGCATGGCGGGTCAGCAAACTTGGTGAAATACCTGATATAACGTTCGAGGAAGCGTGTGTCAGGTGGCTTGAAGAGAAAGCACATAAAAAATCACTGGACGATGACAAAAGCCGGATCGGATTCTGGCTTCAACATTTCGCAGGAATGCAACTAAGAGACATTACTGAATCAAAAATTTATTCAGCAATGCAGAAAATGACGAACCGGCGTCATGAGGAAAACTGGAGACTCAGGGCAGAAGCATGCAGAAAAAAAGGGAAACCTGTTCCAGAATACACGCCAAAACCAGCGTCCGTTGCAACGAAGGCTACGCATCTTTCATTTATAAAGGCCCTACTAAGAGCCGCAGAGCGTGAATGGAAAATGCTGGATAAGGCACCAATTATTAAAGTGCCTCAACCAAAGAATAAACGGATCCGCTGGCTGGAGCCCCATGAAGCACAAAGGCTGATTGATGAATGTCCGGAGCCATTAAAGTCTGTTGTTGAATTTGCACTGGCAACAGGTTTAAGACGCTCGAACATCATCAACCTTGAATGGCAACAAATAGATATGCAGCGCCGGGTGGCATGGATAAACCCGGAAGAGAGTAAATCAAACCGCGCAATTGGCGTTGCGCTGAATGATACTGCATGTCGCGTATTGAAAAAACAAATCGGGAATCATCACCGTTGGGTATTTGTGTACAAGGAAAGCTGTACCAAACCAGACGGAACGAAAGCGCCAACAGTAAGGAAGATGCGGTATGACGCAAACACAGCCTGGAAAGCGGCGCTGAGACGGGCTGGTATTGATGATTTCAGATTTCACGACTTGAGACACACCTGGGCAAGTTGGCTGGTTCAAGCCGGAGTCCCGTTGTCAGTGTTACAGGAAATGGGAGGCTGGGAGTCTATCGAAATGGTTCGTCGATATGCTCACCTTGCACCTAATCACCTTACCGAACACGCACGGCAAATAGACTCGATCCTGAACCCATCGGTCCCAAATTTGTCCCAGTCAAAAAATAAGGAAGGTACTAATGATGTGTAACTTATTGATTTAAATGGTGCCGATAATAGGAGTCGAACCTACGACCTTCGCATTACGAATTATAAGAATCCACTTCTAATTCAAAGCATTACCCCATCAACACTGCGCTCACACGTCCCACCACATCAAAACATGTAAAGCCTTGCAAGCCATTGTGAGGCCTTATGTGTCTCAGTTTTGTCCCACCTTGTATTACGACTTGCATAGCCAATGAAGATCAACGTGACGACAAACGGCGCAGCAGTCTTCTTTTCCTTCATACTTTCCCCAATCAGCATACATACTTTCTACCATAACTGTAGTGAATGTCTGTTATGAGCGAGCAAAAGAGATTCAATTACCGGGGAATTACTCCGACATAAGCTCTCCCAGAAACACCGGAACAGCGATTCGCATATTCTCTTCTATACTTTCAGTCTGACCGGCTGGAGATTTCATAGCAAGAAAATGGATGCGCCAAGACCTATGCGGGAAAGAGGCTGAGGAAATAATTGCCGATAGCACTGTGCCCGCCGAAAAGTTATCTGGCACGCAATGACGCGCGTCCTTGGGGCATCAGGAATCAGAGAGCCAACTTAACAACCCATTATATATTATTTAACCGGACCGTTACATGTACAAAGTTCAATGATTAGTGATTCTGTGACGCCACATACAACCTAAGCCCCTGATATAAAACCAGTCTATGCAACACCTAAAAATCATATATGATAGGGTGATAAGTCAACGCGCAGTATAAAAATCAAGCTAAAAAATGCTTTCAGCATAGTGAATCTATTTCACACTACATAATTAAGGATGAAAAAATGACTGCACCAGTAATTAGTTTTATCAATATGAAAGGTGGGGTTGGTAAAACAACTTTATGCGTTGGGATTGCTGAGTTTTTAGCCAACCATATGGGGCGCAAGGTTCTAGTTATCGATATTGATCCTCAATTTAATGCCACTCAGTCCTTAATGGGGCATTATGATCGAGTAGAAGAATATATGACTGCCCTTCGCCCTAATAATCAAACCATTCGAAAGATTTTTGAGCTTCCAAATTCATTAATGGAAGATGAAAAGAAAGTGACACCAGAACAGGTCATTACTAAAGTTTCAGACAATCTTGATATTATCTTAGGTGATATAAACATTATCTTTGATACTAACCAAGAGGGTATTAGAATAAAAATGTTGCGTAAATTCATCACCGAAAATGACTTAAAAGAAAGTTACGACTATATCTTTATCGATAGCCCCCCAACAATCTCATTATTTACAGATACCGCACTCCTTGCTTCTGATTATTATCTTACTCCGGTTAAAATTGATCACTACTCGGTGCTTGGAGCAAGCAGTTTAAATAGCGTTATAAGAAATATGCGCACACATCATGAGAAAGAAATCAAGCAAGTCGGTTACATTTATACAAACACTGATGCTGAAATGACCAATAAAACAAGGGAAATTAAAGAGCAATTCGAAAACCATACTCAATTTACAAATTTTTATTTCTTTGAAAATCAATTAACCTACGTGCGTGATTTAATGGTAGGTT